ACAAAGAATGCTGTGTCTAAGTACATTCGTGATATCAAAGATGCTAGTAATGGCAGTCCCAACGAATCACAGAAAATGCGTTTGGCTATGGCTGAGAAGAAGCTTAAAGATATTGAGAAAGACCAGTCTAAAGAAGTAGCTGCTGCTGGACGTAAGAGTGCTCAGTCAGCACGTGATCGTAAAGCACCAAAGGTAAGCCTTAAAGCTGCACCATTTGAATATGCTTGTGGTGGATCTGTTTCTAAAAAGAAGGGTTGAGTCATGGGCATTAAATCTGATTTATCATACCTCAAGGCTGATGAATTCCGTACCAAGTATGGAATGACTAAGACTAAAGCTAAGATGATGGGTAGCCGTAGTACTGGTGATGTTGATACGACGAAGGTACGTATTGGCAGTAAAACACCGGGTGTGAAGTCTATGAAAGCTAAGAGGTACTCGTAATGGGTGACATGATGATTAAAGGTCTTATGGGCCGTGATTCTTTTGATGACATGGAAATGCTTCCAGAGATTGTCGATGAAGCAGAGAACAAAAAGAACATGGACCAAGTTCAACGTAACTGGAACCTTGGTCCTGAAAAGGCTTCTGCTAAGCCGGGTGATAACACTGAGTACTGGTCACATATGGCTGAAGTATGGTCTGTAGAAGAAGATGAAGCTCGTCGTAAGATGTGTGCTAACTGTGAGTATTTTGAGAATACTCCAATGATGATGGAAGCAATGGAAGAGATTCCATTCAATGACTTCGATGCAGATGGTGGTGGCCGTGGTTACTGTCACAAGTTTGATTTCATCTGTCATAATTTACGTACTTGCCAAGCTTGGGAAAAGAAGCAGTACTTTAAACCTTACGATTGTGATGAAGACTAAGCAAGATATAAGGTGTGCCTTAAGTCATAAGTGACTACAGGCCAATGTGTAAGCTGTGAAACCAATGTTACCACAGCATAAAATAGAAAGAATGTAAAATGGCAGATCCAGCATGGCTTAAAGCCCTGAAGAAAGAATCGAAAGACCTTGGTGTTCCTATCCGTGAATTGCTTGTTAAAGCAATGCCAAAGCCAGCCTCTACGAAAAAGGCTAGTGAGTCTAAGACTATGAAAGCTGCTAAAGGTGGCATGGTCAAAGGTAAGAAGTAATGCTTGTGAATAGCCCCAGTAAACCTGTACGCATACAAAGCTTCAATGTTAGCTGTGAAGTAGGTGGTACTTACTATGTTTTGTACACATGCCCTGCTAATTGTAGGGCAGAGGTTAGCATGTTGCTCATTACAAATGTGACTGGTACAACTCAAGCTATTGATTGTATCTGGAATGATGTAAGTAAAGCCCATGCACCACATATCTTGGGTGCTAAGTCTTTAGGTAATGGAGACTTCGTGTTGTTTACTGGGGCTACACTAGTTCTTGAAGCTGGTGATTCTATTCAAGTTAAAGCTGGAACGAATGGCATTGTACATGTTGATGCTATGTGTACAGTTACTGAAACATTCATCCCTGTAGGCTAACGCATAACAGGGTTGCAATCTTGTATCTTTAATGATATAACTAGTATGGTATAACTATCTTTGCACTACTATGTAGTTGCATGTGTAAACACACAATGGAGATAGATATGCTGTTTACTAAAGTTTGGAACTTTCTTAATATTATTGTTGAAGCTATTCAAAAGGCACAAGAAGCTCGTGCTTCTGTTGCAATATTGCAAAGCATGTCAGATAAAGAACTACGTGACATGGGAATTACCCGCCACGAAATTTATGAAGTAGTAGCAGGTAAATTTAACAAGGCTTGATTATATGGGTCGTAGTAATCCTGAATTGTGGGAAAAGGCAAAGGCAGAGGCTAAGTCCAAAATGGGCGGAAAGCACTCTGCCAGAGCCATGCAATTAGCAGGCAAGATATACAAAGAAAAAGGTGGCGGCTACAGTGGTACTAAAACTACTGCACAAAAGTCTCTATCTAAGTGGACCAAAGAGGATTGGGGTACTAAGAGTGGTAAGCCTAGTGTTCGTGGTAAAGAAGCTACTGGTGAACGGTATTTGCCTAAGAAAGCTATTAGCAAGCTGTCATCAGAGGAATACAAAAAGACTTCGGATGCTAAACGTAAAGGCACTAAGGATGGCAAACAATTTGTGTCACAGCCTAAGGCTATAGCCAAGAAGACTGCAAAGTACAGGAAGTAACACATGAAAGATTTAGTTAAAGGATTGCTACAGTCTATTGCACCTACCATTGGTACAGCTATTGGTGGGCCTCTTGCAGGTCAAGCTGTGCAAGCTATTAGCAATGCCTTGCTAGGTCATCCTAATGCTACGAAAGATGAAGTGGAAGTAGCACTTCAGAATGCTACACCAGAGCAGCTTGCTGAATTGAAACGTATTGAGTTAGACTTCAAAGCTAAGATGAAGTCATTGGACATTGACCTTGCTAAGATCAATGCCTCAGATCGTGATAGTGCCCGTAGTCGTCATGCCATGATGAAAGACAGCACACCTACTGTGTTGGCTATTGGTACTCTCATTGCCTTCTTCTCTTACATTGGTGCTGTAACATTTATGGATCATAGTGCTGACTTAGGGCTTATTAATGTGGCAGTTGGTTGGTTGGGTGGTAGTGCATCTGCTGTAATTTCATACTACTTTGGTGCCAGTGCTACATCAGAAGGTAAAGACAAATGAGTTTCAAACTATCACAACGCAGCTTAGACAAACTTGAGGGTGTTAACCCAAAGCTCGTGGCTGTTGTACAGAAGGCCATTCTATTGACCAAGATTGATTTCGGTGTCACATATGGCCTGCGTACAGTAGAAGAGCAAGAAAAGCTAGTTGCGGCAGGGCGTAGCCAAACCATGAAGTCTAAGCACATCACAGGTCATGCTGTAGATCTTATGGCTTATGTGGATGGTAAGGGATGCTGGGAACTTAATGTCTATGATGATCTGGCAGATGCTATGGCTAAAGCTGCACGTGATGAAGGTGTAGCTATTCGTTGGGGTGCTGCTTGGCACATCAATGACATCCGTATGTACAAAGGTACTATGGAGCAAGCTATGCTGGATTATATTGACCTGCGTCGTAGTGAAGGCAAACGGCCCTTTATCGATGGCCCACATTTTGAATTGATGGAATAATAATATGGCACGTACCCTTACAGAAAAACAACAAGCTTTTATGAATGCTCTCTTTGATGAGGCTAATGGTGATGTCATAACAGCCAAGAAGATTGCTGGATATTCTGATTCGTATAGTACCACAGAAATTGTTAATGGACTCAAGGAAGAGATCCTTGATGCCACCCACATGTACATGGCACGTAATGCACCAAAAGCTGCTTTTGCTTTGGTTGGTGGTCTTACAGATCCTACTGAATTGGGTATCCGTGATAAGATGGCTGCTGCCAAAGAACTGTTGGATCGTACTGGTCTGGTAAAAACTGAGAAGATGCAAGTAGAAGCTAAGGGTGGTGTGATGCTTATGCCAGCCAAGAATGCTACTGTTGAGGAAGACGATGATTAAGTCTGCTGGTCAGTGGAAGTTACCACAATTTACTGACATCAAAGAAGACAATGAATGGGTTCCTATCCCACGTATCTCTAGAACAATTCCTTTTGGTTATGTAGTAGATGAAAATGATGATGGTATTCTACTTCCAGTTCAGGTAGAATTAGATAGGCTTGAAGAAGCTAAGGAATACCTGAAAAGATACTCGTATCGTGAGGTAGCTAATTGGCTAACCAAACACACAGGTAGGTCTATCTCGCACGTAGGATTGAAGAAACGTCTAGACAATGAACGACAACGAAAAAACAAAGCTGGAAGCTTACGCAGATGGGCAGAGTATGCCGAAAAGGCGGTCGCCAAGGCGCACGAAATCGACCAAAGCCGCCTCGGTGCCAAAGAAAACTGCGGCAACACCGAAGGTTCCACCACCTGAACCTATTAAACTACTAGAAACTCATGAAAAAGCTACGGTAAACATTGAAGATACCCATAATATTATCTTCAAACCTAACCCCGGCCCACAAACTGAGTTTCTTGCAGCAGGTGAACGGGAAGTTTTGTACGGTGGTAGTGCTGGTGGCGGTAAATCTTATGCTATGTTAGCAGATCCACTGCGATTTATGGGGCATCCATCGTTCAGTGGCCTACTATTGCGGCATACTACAGAAGAATTGCGGGAACTTATCTTCAAATCACAGGAGATGTACCCAAAAATCTGGCCCGGTATCAAGTGGTCAGAACGTAAAATGCAGTGGACTGCTCCATCTGGCGCAAGATTGTGGATGTCATACCTAGATAAAGAGGATGATGTGTTGCGTTATCAGGGTCTGGCGTTTAGCTGGATAGGATTTGACGAATTAACCCAGTGGCCCACACCATTTGCATGGAATTACATGCGGTCTCGTCTACGGTCTACTGCACCTGACTTGCCTGTGTACATGCGGGCTACTACAAACCCCGGTGGACGTGGGCATCATTGGGTTAAGAAGATGTTTATTGACCCTGCACCCTCAGGTAAGGCGTTTGAAGCTACTGATATTGAAACTAGTGAGGTACTTCGGTACCCAGCGGGACATGCAAAAGCAGGTAAACCTCTATTTAAACGTAGATTTATCCCAGCTCGACTAAAAGACAACCCTTATCTGGCAGAACAAGGTGACTATGAAGCAATGCTTCTGTCTTTGCCAGAGCAACAACGCAGACAACTACTTGATGGTGATTGGGATATCAAAGAAGGTGCTGCATTTACAGAGTTTGATAGGAGAGTACATGTTATTGAGCCTTTTGATGTTCCTCGGAATTGGGTTAAGTTTCGTGCTTGTGACTATGGCTACGGCAGTAAGTCAGGAGTTGTCTGGTTTGCGGTATCTCCATCTGAACAACTAATTATTTACCGGGAACTGTACGTATCTAAAGTGCTTGCTACCGATCTTGCTGACATGATCAATGAATTAGAAGCAGGTGATGGTAATATTAAGTACGGTGTACTGGATAGCTCTTTGTGGCACAAACGTGGGGACACTGGCCCTAGCCTAGCAGAGCAAATGATTCAACGAGGCTGTCGTTGGAGACCATCAGACCGTAGTAAGGGATCTCGTGTTGCCGGGAAGAACGAACTACACAGGCGTTTGCAGATAGATGAGTTTACAGATGAACCTCGGATGGTGTTTTTCTCGAACTGTACAAACATAATTGCACAACTGCCTGCTTTACCTATTGATAAGAGAAACCCAGAAGACATCGATACTACGTCAGAAGACCACTTGTATGATGCACTACGTTATGGGATAATGAGTAGACCTCGTTTTAGCATTTTTGATTATGATCCTAATGCAACAAGATCAATGGGTATGCGGGTAGCAGACTCCACATTTGGATACTAAAGGTTAAGTAAATGGCAGAAGATACAGACGGTTTTTTTGAAGACGATCCCATTGTTCTAGAGGACACTGACAATTCATCAGAGGATGATGCGGAAGTATCTAAGATCATTTCGTATGTAATGGAACGGTATAATCGTGCTGATGATTTTCGTCGCCAAGATGTTGATCGTTGGCTACGTGCGTATCGTAACTACCGAGGTCTTTACGGATCAGATGTACAGTTTACCGAAACAGAGAAGTCACGTGTCTTTATTAAAGTCACTAAGACAAAAACTCTTGCTGCCTATGGACAGATTGTTGACGTGCTGTTTGCTAACAATAAATTCCCACTTACTGTTGACCCTACTGAACTACCAGAAGGCGTGGTTGCTGACGTAAACTTTGATCCACAAGAGCCAGAACAGCTTCGTGGCAAAGGCAAGGGCAATGAAAGTCCTTATGGTTTTGCTGGTGATGGTAAAGCATTGCCTCCCGGTGCTACTGCTCGCAGCCTTATGGATAGCCTTGGACCCCTTAAGGATAGCCTTGGTGAGCTAGATAATGTTAAAGTTGGTGTTGGTAAAACACCTACCTCTATTACCTTTAGTCCTGCCATGATTGCTGCCAAGAAGATGCAAAAGCAAATTCAAGACCAGCTTGAAGAATCAAATGCCAGCAAACATCTGCGTAGCACTGCCTTTGAAATGGCATTGTTCGGTACTGGTGTTATGAAGGGTCCGTTTGCAGTAGACAAAGAATATCCAAACTGGGCAGAAGATGGTGAGTACACTCCAATTATCCGTACTGTTCCTCAAGTGTCACATGTGTCTGTCTGGAATTTCTATCCTGACCCTGACGCATCAAACATGGATCAAGCTCAGTTTGCTATTGAACGTCATAAGATGTCACGTACTCAAGTACGTGCTCTTAAACGTCGTCCTTACTTCCGTAGTAAAGTGATTGATGAAGTCATTGCTATGGGTGAAAACTACAATAAAGAATACTGGGAAGATGATCTTGCTGACTACGCACCTAATCATGGGGTAGATCGTTTTGAAGTACTTGAATACTGGGGCATGGTAGATACAGACATTCTAGTTGAGAATGGTGTAGACATCCCATCCTCAATGCAAGATGTGGATGAACTCCAAGCAAACGTGTGGATCTGCAATGGTAAATTGCTACGCATGGTACTTAACCCATTCAAGCCTGCTGTTATTCCTTACATGGCTGCACCTTATGAGCTAAATCCTTATAGCTTCTTTGGTGTTGGTATTGCAGAGAATATGGATGATACTCAAACTTTGATGAACGGTTTCATGCGTATGGCTGTAGACAATGCTGTGCTTAGTGGTAACTTGCTTATTGAGATTGATGAAACTAACCTTGTGCCGGGACAGGACTTGTCTGTGTATCCCGGTAAAGTGTTCCGTCGTCAGGGTGGTGCTCCCGGTCAAGCTATCTTTGGAACTAAGTTTCCTAACCTGTCAAACGAAAATCTACAGTTGTTTGATAAGGCACGTGTGCTTGCGGATGAGAGTACAGGCTTTCCTAGCTTTGCTCATGGCCAGACTGGTGTTAGTGGTGTTGGTCGTACTGCCTCAGGTATCTCTATGCTTATGGGTGCTGCTAGTGGCGGTATTAAAAACGTTATTAAAAACGTGGATGATTATCTGTTGCAACCACTTGGTGAGGGGTTGTTCCGTTTTAATATGCAGTTTAACTTTGATCCTGAACTACGTGGTGATCTCGAAGTCAAGGCACGTGGTACGGAAAGTCTTATGGCAACAGAAGTTCGTAGCCAACGGCTTATGCAATTCCTTCAAACAGCACAGAATCCTACTCTTGCACCGTTTGCTAAGTTCCAGTATATTATTAGGGAGATTGCAAAATCTCTTGAACTTGACCCTGATAAGGTCACAAATAACATGGATGAAGCAGCAGTACAAGCTGAGTTGTTAAAGGCTTTTCAACAACAAGCTCCTGAGGGACAGCCCGGTGCTGCTCCTGCTGGTGTTAATCCAATGGATCAGACAGGTGCAGGCGGTGGTACTATCGGTACTGGCCAAGTCCCTACACCGGGTGAACAAGGATTTACTGGAAATGCTCAGCCACAAGGAACACCTCAGCCGCCTCAAGGGGCTGGTCAGCAACCACCAGCAGTGGGATAACTTTATAGAATACCTTGAATCGGTGATTGAATCTCAACATCGAATCATGGAACAGTCTGATGATCCAGTAGCATTACATAGAGCACAAGGTGCAGTGTATCAACTCCGCAGGATCAAACTTTTACGAGAAGAGGTACTATCAAATGGATAATCAAATGCGGACTTTTGCAGACGGTGGCCTTAAACAAGAAGGTGGTATGGTAGATGAAGAGTCGGGCAATGATGTTCCTCTCGGAAGTACTCGTGCAGAAGTCC